GGCATTTGTGACACTAGTCGAAGGATTGCTTGGCGCATTCAATGAACTTACTCCTAAATTCATGGATTCGCTCCGAGTTCTTCTGGACGCTTTCATCCGTATTCTGATCGAGTTCATTCCTGATCTTGTGAATGCCGGTTGGGATATGCTTCAGGGTCTTCTTGATGGTCTTGAAAGTCATATTGGAGATATTACTGAATCTGCATATAACATCATGATCAATTTCCTTAAGGCGATTGAGAAGAAGCTTCCCGAGCTTATTACAGCGGGTAAGAATGTAATTCTTGCTTGGATCAAGGGCATGGGTAAGGCTTCGGCTGATATTGCTATCGGTGCTGGAGAAGCCCTTCTTACATTCATCACTGAATGTTCCAATTGGGTTGAAAATAACAAGGAGCGCATCAACACCACCATGAAGAAGCTTGGTAAGGCTATTGTAGATGGTATTGTTGCTGCCATTACTGGGCTTGGCGGTGGCATTGGAGATGCTCTTATGGAAGCAGCATCTAATGCTTGGAACCGTGTCACGCACTTCTGGGAGGTTCGGTCTCCTTCGAAGCGTATGGCTCGTCTTGGTAGTTTCATCATGCAGGGTCTTATCAAGGGCGTTGCTTCTGGCAAGCAGCAGGCTATCGACCAGATGACTGCTATCGCAACTGAAATCAACGATGCTGCAAAGGAATCTGCGAACAATATTACAAATCTTAATGCGACGATCAAGAAACTCAGTGCAAAGAAGACGCGTACGGCTGCAGAGAATGCTGCTCTTCAGAAGGCCAAGAAGGATCTGGCTGCTGAAGAAGCATGGGCTAAGAAGCTTGCTGCGGCTAGGAAGACTATTGCAGTCGAGCACAGGGCTGATATTCTCAAGCTTTACGCATATGGCGCTCAGTTCGACAAGCTTCAGGCTGATCTCGATGTAAAGAAGAAGGAACTTGAGGATGCCCAGAGGCTGTACAACGACTATGCGAAGAGCATCACGGACAAGTACAGCGACCTTCCCACTATTGAAGCGACTTCGTCTCTCGACGATTACTTCAATGCTATCCGGGATGCTACTGCAGCAAACATCAAGTTCAAGGCCACGATGGAGCAGCTCCGTTCTCTCGGACTCGATGACAATCAGTACAAGAAGTTCATGGAGCAGGGCACTGAGATCCAGCCCTTCCTCGATCAGCTTCTTGCAGCCGGCGGTGGCACAATTGCCGAGCTGAACAAGATCGATTCGAGTCTTCTCCAGTCCGCTGTTGATCTTGGTAAGAGTGGCGCCGACGCGTTGTACAAGGCTGGCGTTGATGCTGCTCAGGGTCTGGTTGATGGACTTCAGGCTCAGATGGATGCTCTTACTGCCCAGATGACTAAGCTTGGTGCGGCGATCGCTGCGGAGCTCAAGAAGGAACTCGGAATCAAGTCTCCTTCGAAGGTCTTCTCCGAGATCGGAAAGAACACCATGCTCGGTCTTGCTGATGGTATGGATAAGAACGCCAAGGTAATTGATATTTCAGCACGACGCACAGGCCAGATTGCTGTCGAGAGTCTCAAGAAGTCTCTTATGGGGCTTGCAATCGATGATGAAATCGATGTCCAGCCTGTTATTGCGCCTGTTCTGGATCTGAATTCGTTCCGTAAGGATGCTGCACGCATTGACAGCATTCTGTCGTCGAAGCCTCTAGAAGCCACTGTAAGCGCTCAGAATGCGCGGTCGATCTCTACCACCACAGAGGCTAATCGGAGGGCTCAGGAGGACGCTGTAGCCTCGCAAACGCCTGGTACGGTCGTGGAATTGACTCAGATCAACAATTCGCCTAAGGCTCTGTCTCAGGCAGAAATCTATCGGCAGACCAAGAACCAGCTCTCAACTCTGAAGGAGGCTCTGGAAATCTGATGCTCACAAAACTCGATGTAGATGACAAGCAGGGCCACACGATGTCCTTCCCTCTTCAGGACTCGAGCGCTGGTTATACGATCAAGTCTATCGATGGACTCGATCCGGTTAAGGCAACTATCACTTCTTCGTCATTCGCTCAGCTGGATGGTTCTCAGCAGCAGAGTGCTCGTCGTGAGAATAGAAACATTATCGTCAGTATTGGGATGGAACCATATTCAGGAGGGTCTACGGTGCGAGCGTTGAGAACCGCACTGTACGCATATTTCATGCCGAAGGCTTTCCTGATCTTTAAGTTCTATGAAGACGACGTTCTTACTGCGACGATTGAAGGGCAGGTGGAGTCTTGCGAGGCTCCCCTGTTCTCCAAGGATCCAGAACTTAAGGTGTCGGTTATCTGCTTTGACCCGGCATTTCAGGCACCAACACCTACTGTTGTCAACGGCAATACAGTAAGTACTTCCACTGAGCAGACGATCGATTATCCAGGTACGATCGAAGTGGGCTATGACTTCCAGCTCAACATCAACCGAACGATTGCGGCAGGATCTGGGTTCACGATCTACAACCGTCGTCCAGGTGGAACCATCGCTCAAATGGATATTATTTGTCCAGTTGCTCTTGCTGCTGGAGATGTTATCAAGATTAGTACTAAGGCTCGAGCCAAAACAGCAACGCTCATCAAGTCTGGTGGAGCGACGTCATCTTATATGTATGCTGTGTCTGGACAGGCATCGTGGGCTCCTCTGTATCCGGGAAACAACTACTATCGTGTTTACTGTCCAGGAGCTGCGATTCCTTTTACAGTGACATACACGACTAAGTATGGAGGGCTGTAGTGGATGTTTATATTCTCGACAGCAACCTTCGTCGCACAGAAATCGTAGAGTCGTACGAATCCATGATCTGGACCGAACGATACTACGGATTCGGCGACTTCCAACTGGACATCGATCCTTCTTTGGCTGAACGAGATCTGTTTACCCAAGGAACTCCAATTTCTCTCAACTTGTCCGAGCGCATCATGCTTGTAGATACGGCTCAAATCGCTCACAATGCTGATGGAAAGAAGATCCTCACAGTCAAGGGAAAGTCTCTTGAAGCTGTGCTCAATCAGCGTCCAAACCAGTATGCGTTCTACGATGGTACGCCTGTCACTGAACAGGCTTGGGGAGCCGGAAGCCAAGGATCAGGTACTCCAGGAGACATCATCAGATGGCTTCTAGATACTTATACTCGACTCAACACTTGGATTCCGGCAGACAACATCCCGTTCTTGGTCGCTGGAACCGTCAATTCAACGACCGGGGCAATCGCCGAGTTCTCCGAAGAAGTAGCCCTACGAGCCAACATGGACACCCTCTACAACTCGGTCAAGAACATTGCCGAGGTCTATCGGTTGGGCGTTCGTCTGGTTTGGAGGGAGGGTAAGGACGTCCTAGGCGGGGCCAACCCCTCCAAGCTGTACTGGGAGGTCTATACGGGATGGGATCGAACTACCGGACAATATGTCAACGATCCGGTAGTGTTCTCCGAGGCCCTCGACAATCTGACCGATACGGTTGAGCTGACGAGTACTGCTGGATGGAAGAACATGGCATACGTCACTCATCCAGAACAGACTCGAATTGTGTATGCTAGTGGCATCGATCCTTCCATTGCCGGGTTCGATCGAAAGGTTTTGATTGTAGATGCTAGTGATATCTCCGGTTTGACTGGAACTCCACTTGCCACGGCAATGGATCAGCGTGGTCGAGAAGAGCTGGCAAAGAATGACATTGCTATCGGATTCGATGGTAAGATTGCTCAAAATGGTACCTATGTCTATGGTACACACTACAAGTTGGGCGATCTGGTAGAGCAAAGAAGCAGCAGTGGTGTAATTACCAACATGACTGTTACTGAGCAAATCTTTGCATCCGATGAAACAGGCGAGCAGTCTTACCCGACGTTGTCATATTTGAGTACCACGTCGCCCGGCACTTGGTATTCCATTGCTGCAGGCAAGGTCTGGTACGACTACACAAGCGAAGTCTGGGCAACCGTCTAAGGAGGGAATCAAATGCCAGTCGGCGACGATGCATCTGCAGCAGGATATCCGCTTGTTCCGAATACGGGTACGGGCGGTGAGGTGCGCAACGGCGCTCTCGAGATCAACCGAACGCGAGACTTCATCGCTATTGTAAAGGGTTTGATCAAAGCTACTTGGGGTATTTCGGAAGGTGGTACTGGAGCCACTACAGCTGCTGGAGCAAGAACTGCCCTAGGAATCTGTGGGGCGATTTCTTATGGAACAGGAGCACCTTCAGGCGGTTCTAACGGAGACGTCTACTTCAAGTACACACCATAGGAGGTAGTTAATGACTACCCTTTATGGATCATGGCAGGGAACTGGTTATAAAGCTCGTATTTACTGTGTATACACAGTCAGCTATACAGCCGATCATACTCAAGCAATCTACGCCATATCTTTTGGTGTCGAGTTCGGCGAATCGGTTTCAGACAGCGTCAATGGCTGGGCTGTCTCTGGAGACTGTGGTGCTGCGTCAGGTTCGAACGTCTCATACTCTATCCCAAGTGGTGGAGGAACGAAGATCTTCCGATCGGGAGAGACGGCACAGAAGTACGGTGACGCAACTGTAGCGGCCTCGATCAACAATGTCGAAGCTGTCGGTGGAGGGACTATCTCTGCATCGTTCACTCTTGAGTCCGGTGCTCTAGCGCCATATTTCGTTGACAACGTGTACAATGCCGACATCATTACTTCGACCACGGCTAGATTCAACAACTGGGCTGGTACTGGTAATGGCGGAACTCTGAACAACGTTCAAGTTGAGTACAACACGACTCCATCTTCTACCGGAGCACTTACATATACGAAGGGGAGTTACGCTCTACCGACGATCTCTGGTCTTACTCCGAACACGCTATATTACGCTCGTATTCGTATCTCCAACACTACGTATGGATATAGCGCTTGGGGTCCATGGGTTTCCTTTAGAACGCTGTCAACAACTCCCTCTGCACCTAGCAATGCTTGGTATGCAGGAAATATCGATCAGCAGTCTGCTGATATCTTGGGAATCGTTGTTCCGAATGATGGTGGAGCTACGATCGATGAAATTCGTGTACGTGTAAGTACAGATCCGGCATTTGGGACATATACGGACTATATAGATGGAAATGTTACATCTGTCCATATTCATGATCTATCCCCAGGAACACTGTACTATGCACAAGTCTTTGCTCACAACGTGAATGGAGATAGCCCGGCGTCAGGAACCCAAACCTTCACTACTCTTCCTGGTGTGTATGTAAGAGTTGGTGGTGTTTGGAAGAATGCTGTTGCATATGTTAATGTTAATGGCATTTGGAAACCCGCCACTCGATTCGTCAACGTTAGTGGCGTCTGGAAGCAATAAGAAAGGATCCGCCATGTCTGACACTACTGGTAACCACGAGATTGCTTCGCCGCCTACTAAGAATCCTTGGCTCAGCGACGATACCTACACCAAGCTTGAGTACACTGCTCGAGTGGTTCTGCCAGCTCTGGCAACTCTCTATCTAGCTCTGGCAACTCTCTGGACGTTCCCGTACGGACCCCAGGTAGTTGGTACGATCGTTGCTATCGATACATTCCTGGGAGTCTTCATCGGACTCGCACAGAAGTCCTACGACTCGTCTGATGCCGCATATAACGGCTCGATCGTCGTCACTAAAACTTCCGATGGGACCGTTCTTTCGTCATTGGTCCTTGATCGGGATCCTGCGGATCTAGGGAAGATGGTTCTTAAGATCAATCCTGACGAACCTGTTGCTTGATAGGGTTCGCGCTATAATCACGTCTTATAGTGAGATAACCCCTATCAAAGGAGTGCCATGTTCAAGAAGCCACCCAATGCAGCAGCGCTGGACAAGGCCATCGGACGTGCGTTCCGTCGCATGGAGGAAGTCAACCCGGAATCAGACGAGTACGCTAAGGTGGTGAAACAGCTGAAGGAGTTGCACAGCATGAAGGTCGCAGAGACCTCACGCCGCATCAGCCCCGACACCTGGATCACCGTCGCAGCGAACTTGCTTGGAATCGGAATGATCCTCTCATACGAGTACGCGAATCCGCTGACTTCGAAAGCTGTGAGCTTCGTCGCCAAGCTTCGCTGACCAAGCATCCTAGAAAGGACATCCCAAAAGACTCATAGCCCTTACAAGGGTTATGAGTTTTGCGGTTCCAAAAATACCCCGGGGGAGTTCTCCTGGAGACTAAACGATCTTCATATTCCAAAAATACCCCGGGGGACTACGCGCTGAAAACAAGCCATATAATGAACCCTACTAAGGAGATAATCATGACACTCGAAGAACTCTGCAATCTCCGCGACAAGATCCTCATGGACAAGAACTACTCCACCAAGGAGCAGATCGTCCTGATCGAGTTGCTGAACGAGCAGATCTACAAGTCCTGATGTCCCAAGGAAATTACCTAGAGCCTATACAAAGGTTCTAGGTTTTCGCGTAGAGAACAGAGCATATATTGAGATACCTACTAAGGAGGACATTATGTTCGACCCCGATGCAGACCCCATCGCACTCGCCGCCCGCGCAGCAGAGCTTGCTCTGGAGCAGAACGAACGCCTACGGAACCACTTGAAGAAATTCCCTACCAATGACGGTACGGAGTTCTACAAGGAACCGTTCGAGATCGGAATCAGCAACCAGATCGCAACCATGCTCGCTGGATACGCAGTCCTGATGGGCTACGTCACGCTCGAAGAAGCGTCCCGCTAGAAAGTCTCAAAGGCTATAATCCTACACAAGGGTTATAGCTTTTCGCGTAGAGAACAGAGCATATAATGAGAAACCTACTAAGGAGCCCGATATGTTAAAGACCAGCCGTGTGTACGCCCGGATGATCTTCGTCGGAGATGTCCTGATGATTGGAGGCAACCAGTACGTCGTCACAGGCATTCGTGCCAATGCTGACAAAAACACTGTGCTGCACTTCCACTACCAAGACAATCCCGATCGCAAGATCATCCTCGTCGTACCTGCGAACGAGATCTTCCAGATCAAGCACCGGTAGACCCTCACTCACAACCTTAACAAGGGTTGTGAGTTTTCGCGTCAGAATCTCCTTATATAATGAGAAACCCTACTATCTAGGAGATATTATGTCCCGTAACAACCGCTACGGTCTCGGATCGTTCATCCTCGACATCATCCTAACCTTCCTCACTGGAGGGCTGTGGCTGATCTGGATCTTCGTCCGCGAGATGCGTAGCATCCGATAGAGACGTACCTCCCGAAGTACTTCTCAAGACTAGAGCCCCACAAGGGTTCTAGCCTTTTATATTTTTCGCGTAAAAAACCGCTCATATAATGAGAACCCCCTCAGTTAAGCCGGAATTTAAAATCCTAGCACTCTAGCTAGGCAAAGGAGCGCCGGAAGAAATTGCAGGGGGTTCTCTCTTTATATTTTTCGCGTTAAAAACGCATATTATAATGAGAAGCTCTCGTTATGAGGATACCGAGTTAAATTGCATAGCCTGACCCCGAGCAATCGGAAAAACCAAGGCTTCTCATTTTCGCGTAGCAATCACACCATATAATGAGAGATCCCTACTAAGAAAGGACTTATCATGAAGACGACCCTTACCAAGGTCAAGAAGCACTTCGTCGCTCACCAGACCCAGTACGCCTGGACGACAGCAGGCGTTGCCACACTTGTGGTGATCATGCTGCGTCTCGGCCTGTCCGAGCACGACGACTTCCTGAAGGAGAAGGGTCTCTACGAGGAGTTCTACACTCCCGAGTGACCTCTCGACTCACAGCCCCAATCAAGGGTTGTGAGTTTTCGCGTAGTGAACAACTCATATAATGAGATACACCCAACCACTATGGAAGGAATGCAATGATCATCATCCCGATCAACCCCGTCACCGTCCCGCTCATCCAGGAGCTGAACAACGGCGTGGCCCCCGAGATCCAGGGCGAGACCTACTTCGTCTGGTTCGAGGACCAGCCCGCCCGCATCATCTCCAAGGAGGAGAACGAGGACATCATCTACGGGGACAACCCGGTCATGAAGTCCCAGAGCATCCACATCCGAGTCGGAGCAGTCTGATCTCGAGGCTAGAGCCCCTACAAGGGTTCTAGTCTTTTATTTTCGCGTAGAAAACCGGGCATATAGTGAGAAGGGTAACGCTATGCGTTGCCAAGCTACGTCCGGTACCCACCAGTCTGTACGCTTACAACTTCTCACCCTTTTCTGCCACTATATTTAAGGAGGAGTCATGGGCAAACAATATTACGTCGTTTCCGGATCTAGGCATACCTACGGTGTGTTTCACTTTCTGTTCGATGTCTTCATGGTCTGCATCACCGGCGGGCTCTGGCTCATCTGGATCATCATCCGTATGTTCCGGAGGTTCTGATGTACAACCTTGGATTCGACTATACAGCGAAGTTCGATCCAACTCTCGTCGGACAAACGGCACATCTAGGCGATATTGTCGCATCAGCAATTGAACCAGGAGAGCCTGTAGGGCGGATCGTATCATTCTTCCGCAAGACCGATTTTCCGAACGGGCACAAGTCACATATATTCGGTACGGTCGCTGTATGTGGATTCGACGGAACAGTCAGAAGTGGCAACCTCGGCGTCAGCTGGGTTGGATATTGCCGACGTGAGGACTGGGACGGACCGACTCCAAATGGTCTGTCTGGTCTTCTATGGCCTAAAAGGAGTGAATAATGCCTGAGATGAAGAAGTACTTGGTAAAGATGACTAAAACGATGGAAGTCACTGCCGAAAGTCATGAAGCAGCTACTGCTTATGCACTACTCATATTCAACAATGAAGGCGTGCCTACTGATATTCGGAAGAAGGTCTGGACTTCCTCCCCAGTAACTGTTCATCAGATCGGGTCTGAGGTGATTAGCTAATGCCTGGTCTAGAGGAGCTGACGCTAGTCCTGATCATGATTCTTGGTCCTGCTCTCTGTGTCGTTCTTTGGGAGATGTACCAGGAATACAAGATCCGCAAGGCACGTAGAGATCCTAACTATATTATCAATTTAGTTAGAAAGAATATCGAAGATGCAGATATGCCTGCTATTTCATTCGGATTCAAACCGAGTAGAATTCATCGTAACGTTACGAAGGATCAGACTCATAAAGATGACCATACATTTAAGACAGTAGAGGAGTATCGAGATGAGTTTGACTGATATTAAAGTGAAAAAGCATTTAAAGAAGCACAAAGACTTGTATATCGGAATCGGACTTGGGATTGGCTTCGCGTCGATTACCTGGTATATAATGAGAGATCGTCACGCCACCTTGCTAAGCGGGGTGGATGGGCTGAAGACTGCAGATGTTTCAGCTACCGTGCGACCAATCTCATTTTTCTCTAACCAAAAGAATGATATCGTTCAGACCATTCATAATGGTTCTCGTGGAAATCCGGGTTTTCTTACTAGAAGCGTTGAATATGGCTTGACGTTTGATACCCAAGGCGAAGCAGCTCGAGCTTTCAACGTTTCGCCAAGCATTCTTTCGTCACACCTGAACGGAAAGATTCCAGATGTCGATGGCCTACACTTCGAACGCATTGTTGCGTAGGCATATTTAAGGAGGAACAATGGGCTTGACTGATATTCTACGACAGGTAGAGCAGTACGCGAAGAACAATAGCCCGTCGATTCTTACGGGTATCGCTGTGGTGGGTACGGTCGCTACCGCATATTTGACGGCTAAAGCTACCGTCGATTCTGACCGGATCCTACGAGAGCTTCACTACAAGCGCGAAGTTGAGGGCGATGAGGAACCATATTCTTTCACCGAGAAGGTGAAGATCGTCTGGCCTGAGTTCATCCCTCCCGTAGTCAGTGGTGCTGTAACCATCGGATGCATTGTCGGAGCGAACAAGATCGGATCGCGGCGTGCTGCAGCCGTTGCGGCCGCTTATTCCCTCTCCGAGAAGGCCTTCAGCGAGTACAAGGACAAGGTCGTCAAGACGATTGGTGAGAAGAAGGAGACCAAGGTCCGCGATGAGATCGCGCAAGATCGAGTCTCCAGCAAGCCTCCTGTCTCGTCTCAGATCATCCTGACTGGCGGACCCGTTCTTTGCTGCGATGGAATGTCGATGCGATATTTCATGTCTGATCTCGAGACGATTCGTAAGGCTCAGAACGACATCAACAACCAGATCCTTACGCATCAGTACGCCTCTCTGACAGATTTCTACGACAATCTCGATCTTCCAAAGACTCAGATGTCCGATGAGATCGGTTGGAACCAGGACCAACTGCTCGTGTTGAACTTCAGTGCGACTCTGACTCCAGAAAATCGGCCGTGCATGATGATCGAGTACCGAGCAAAGCCCATTAGGGAGTTCTACAAGCTACAGTAGTTCGCGTAGAAAACAGGGCCTCTAATGAGAACACCCCCTACACTGAAAGGTACAGTCATGTCCGAGCAGACCACTGAGGTCCCCGTCGTCACGACCCTCCCCGCCACTGAGGAGCCCACCCCCGAGAAGAAGTTCTTCGACACCAAGAAGAAGATCGCCCTGTTCGGCGCAGCCGCCGCTGCCGCCGCCGTCGCGCTCTACGTCAAGGTCAAGAAGAACTCCAAGCCGGAGGAGGACGTCCTCTGGACCGAGGCCGCGACCACCGAGCCGCAGACCAGCGAGAACGAGACCCCCGCCAGCTAGGCAGTTCCAGGCCCACAGCCCCTACAAGGGTTGTGGGTTTCTGCTTTTCCATATCCTAAGGACTCACATGTACAAGAAGACTGTCACTTACAAGGATTTCAACGATCAGACGGTTACTGAGGATCTATATTTCAACCTGTCCAAGGACAACCTCATCAAGCTGCTCAAGGAGGACCCCGACTTCCCTGAGCGGATGAAGAGGGACTTCGACAACGAGGACGGCCCCGCGGTATTTGAGGGGATTCGAGTTCTCATCCTCAAGTCGTACGGCATCAAGAGTGCTGATGGAAAGTCGTTCGCCAAGAAGGTCGACGGAGTTCCTCTCGAGGATACGTTCGAGGATACTGCTGCTTACTCGGCGATCATGGACGAGTTCCTGGACAACCTGGACGACGCCGCAGCCTTCTTCATGGGCATCTTCCCGCAGGACCTGATGGAGAAGGCGCAGGCTGAGATGGCGAAGCAGGGTAAGAACGAGAACCAGCTCGAGCTTCCTCCGACTCCAGAGCCTGAAGTTGTTCCTACTGCTCCCGAGGTTGTTGCCACTGAGCCTGTTGTTGAGACTCCCGACTTCGCAAACATGACTCCAGAAGAGTTCGACCACTGGCGTCGTACCAATATCTAAAAGACATCGGGGGGCTGGCAAGGGTGCTCTTTAGTAGGGGTATCTCAACCCTATTCCGGATGCCAGTCTTAAACGACCGCCGTACGACAAAAAAGGCGCCCCCACTTTCGCGTCAAATTCAGGGGTTATAGTGAGTACACCCCTACTATGAAAGGATTCCCATGCCGATGTACGAGAAGCCCCGGAAGTACACGAAGATGGTCGCAACAACGATCGTCGGAGGATCCACGTACTACGTCGTCAAGACCGTTCTTCGCAACAACATGCCTGCGACCGAAGAGGAGAAGCTGACCCGCAAGGTTCAGACATCCGTCGGAAGCATCGTGATTGCGATGATCGTGTCCGAGAAGGCGTCGAACTGGACCAACGACTTCGTCGACGAGATCTACGACGCGTTCGACTGGAGCAAGACCAAGCCAGACGGTATCGAGGAATACACTCCCTCAGAAACCGAGTGACTCAAAGCCTATAACCTACAAAGGTTATAGGTTTTCCATATTTGGAAGGACGACAAATGGAATACCCTAGCAACAGCAAGATGAACAAGCCTGATGACGTTCCTGATCCTGAGCCGAAGATCGAGAAGATCATCACTGGCGAGGTCGTCCGAAAGAAGCAGTCACTTGGAAGGCGCTTCAAGGACATCTTCATCGGCGGCGATGCAGAAAGCGTCTGGCAGTACATTGCCTTCGATATTCTGATCCCTGCCGCTAAGGACACTATCTCGGACGCAGTCAGCATGGGCGTCGAGAGAATTCTGTTCGGAGACGTACGATCTCCAAGCAGTCGAGGTCGCGCAGTCGGAGGAGGATTCACGAACTATCAGTCCTACGCCTCCAAGAGCTCGAACAAAGGCAGCAGGTACGATAGGAGTGATTCTCGACCAATGAGTCGCCGATCCCGGGCTGCTCATAATTTCGACGAAATCATCCTGGAAACACGCATGGAGGCCGAAGAGGTCATCGAGCGTATGGCCGAGTACGTAGAGCGTTACGAGCAGGCCAGTGTTTCAGACCTCTATCAGCTAGTCGGTGTAACAGGAAGTTTCGCCGATGAGAAGTGGGGTTGGAGAGATCTTAGAGCAGCAAGCGTTACCCGTGTTCGCAATGGTGGATATCTGCTCGATCTTCCGCGACCCATTGAACTTGACTAAGGAGTAATGATGGACTTCAGTGGACTTACCCGGATGGCAGCTCGTGCCACCCTTGAACTCAAGAAGAACAGCCCGACGATCCTGTTCGTGGCTGGCCTTGCCGGCGTGACCACCAGCACGGTCATGGCTAGCATGGCAACCCTCAAGCTTAGCGACACTCTGAACGACACCCTGAAGCGTCTCCAGATCATCAATGAGGCCGAGGAGTACAACGAGCTTCACCCTGAGGACGCGATCGATTACGATGGAAGCTCTGCTGTCCAGATGAAGGCGTATATTTACATGCGTCTGGTCCTGGATGTCGGGCGTCTGTACGGTCCTGCGATCATCGTCGGTGTGGCCGGAGTTGCTTGCCTCACCAAGTCTCACAACATCCTGATGAAGCGTAACGCTGCTCTTACTGCGGCTTACGTCACTCTCGAGCGAACCTATAAGGCTTACCGAGCCAAGATCCGAGACACCATCGGTGAGGACAAGGAAGCTGAGCTGCACTACGAGGTGCAGAAGGAGCTCCAGGAGAAGGAGACTCTTGCTATCGAAGGAAAGAAAAAGAAGAAGGGCGGAACAGGGCCCTCGATCTACTCCAAGTGGTTCGACGAGACCTGCACTCCGTTCTCCATCAGTCCTGAAGCCAACATCATGTTCCTGCACTACCAGCAGAGGTGGGCGAACGACCGCTTGAGGGCTAAGGGATTCATCTTCCTCAACGAGGTCTATGAGCAGCTCGGACTGCCGGCGACTGAGGCGGGTACGATCGTCGGTTGGATGATGGACGATGATGGAGACGGATTCGTCGACTTCGGAATCTTCAATCCTAAGACTGATGAGGTTCGCCACTACATCAAGTCTGATGGAACTGGCGCTCCCATCCTTCTCGACTTCAATGTCGATGGTCCAGTCAACCACAAGCTCCGGAGGATCTGATGGGAATCCAGTCATATTTGACCGCTCCTGTTCCTCGTTGGCTGGCTCTTACGGCCGTCGTAGCTACTGGCTTGGCCGCGGCTGGAGGAACATATTTCGTCATGGACAGGCGCTTTAATGCTCTGTTCGAGGAGAAGGTGAACGAGGAGGTCGAGAAGAGCACTCGATTCCTGGTAGCCCTCAAGAAG